CGCCTCATTTTCTTCATTGAGAGTGAAACGCTCACCGATTATAATGACGAAACTTGCAGTTTTAGCTGCATTGTTAGTCGCCGCTGACGCTTATGCGTTCAGCAAGTTTTCAAGTTCTAACCTGTTTGTATATATTACTAACATGGTTAGAAAACCCTGCGCGCATTCTAATTTCCGCGCAGTTGCTTATGCATTTCAGTTTTCGAAGTATTCTTTTAAAGCTCCTCTAAGTCACACTCATCCCGATGCTTTTGAAGCTAGGGCTAATGCTGTGTCGTCGTTGAGGAATCATTTAACTGAAAACTGCTTGAAGAGTTATGACCCATCCCTCGCGAAAAGAGATAGTCACTTTGATGTGACCGGTCACCGTCATGTGCACTCAGTGCAAGACATGATGGGGCCGTTATCAGCCGACTCGCGTATTCCGATGGATCATGTTATTACTCTGATCGATCAAGATTATTATTATGATGATCTTACTGAGTTTGCACCGAGACCGATAGCCTTTTATACTGTCGTTCCTTCCGCGTTAAGTGGTAAAGGTAATAACAGCGTGTATTATTACACTTCGCCACTGTCTGTTACTGAACATGTGGAGGGAGGTGCGCGGTACGCGCAAAGGCTATTCGATTATAGTGCAGACATTGTATGCATAGAGCATAAAACTTGGTTGGGAATCGGCGCTTTTACGTTATACAACGTACATCGCGTCTTTGAACCAGACTCCAATAAGGCGATGATTTTCTTATCGCCGTCGTATACCTATTATCTCCCGCTGTCTTTGTATAAAGCTGCGGGTTTTGCGTTAATGGGTCACCATATTGTGGTCCCGATGCTGACCAAAGTATCCAATGTTGTTGATACTTTGAACGGATTCCTTGTTGGGAAGTTCGGAACTGTCCAATGTCCTACTATCTCAATTAAACGAGCTAGTGACGTGGGGCCCGAATCATCGGTAAATATACCTGAGGGAGTATATTGCGGTTTACTCTATCTTTCGCAATTGAGCGGCCAAACTTGGTCATTAGCGCAGGTTAAGCGTTATTTGATCGAGTGGAAATGTGTCCATTTGGACGGTGTTCAGTTAGTTACGCTAACTGAATATTTTAAATTTCCTGCCGCCGATTTGTTTCGCGTCAATTTCATCATCTTACCTACTAAGTATGATGGTGTAATTGACGAAGGGCGTAAGAACGCTGCCCTTGTGTGTCCGCCTATTGTCGCGCCAGCGGTGGTAGTGTCGGAAACGCCCGAAGCTTTCGAATCATACGTGGATGAGAGGGTCCAACCGAACCAAAATTTAATCAGATTCGACGACATTACTAAACAGTATGCCGGAGAATTTGTTAAGAATTTGGTGCGGAATCCGGGCAAATTAGTACCGGACGACCAAGAGACTGTAGAGCAAGCACAGTCGAACGCTGCCCAGCGTGTTAGAAATAGGGCTGAAAGACTTCATTTACCGAAATCTAAAGACGTAGTTAATACCTGTATAAAGCGTGAACCAGTACTTAAAACTGGTCCCGCGAGGGGTGTTAACACCGTTCCTACCAGTCACACTCATGCGACAGCCAGGTATGCTAAACCGTTCAATGCGGTTATAAAGCAGCTTGGGCCTTCGTATAATGTTGGTATGAACAACGTCGCCGTTGGTGACTGCGTTATGCAGTTGGCCAGCGCCGCTGAAGCGGGGATCTTACATGAAGGTCGATGTTATATCGCCGAGTCCGACTTTTCTAAGCTGGACGAGACGATATCTCAAGATATACGTGAGTTCGTGGTCGAGGCAGTATTAATGCGTGCTTACCACGACGATTACAAGACAGAACTCAGAACCGTCCTTAATAACGATAAGAACCAAAACTGCATTGCAGGTCATGTTAAGTTTCAAGGGTTGTATAAGAATCTGTCTGGATCGGGGTTCACTACGTTGATCAACACACTTACCAATTTATTTTGGAAATACGTGTTACACCGAGGTATGGGTTACACCATATTGGAGAGCTTCAAGATGTTTGGGCTCAATTACGGTGACGATGGACTGCATGTCGGTCCACGTATCAATGATAGTGGAATTCTTCAAGGTAACCGACGCGATTATACTCCTGAAAAGTATATAGCGTTATGTGAAGAAACTGGGACTAAGATGGGTTTAAAAGTAAAACTCACCTTAAGCCAGCCCTGTGATAACGTGTATTTTCTTGGTCGAGAATATCCAAACCCTTTGGTTTCTGCGACATCATTGTCCAGGCCATCAAGGTGCTTACGGCGAATGCCGGTATCCGTAAGCGGGCTTGCAAAAGACCTACCGAATAGACTGCGTGGATATTACGTCACGGAGTCTCACGTTCCGTTAGTAGGAGACTACTTCCGAGCGGTGGGCCGTGTGTATGGTATTGCGCTTAATGTAAAGTGTACCGTAACATACGAGGAGGACCGAGATCTCTTTCACAAGTTGAAAAGAGGGGTCATCCCATACAGCCCTGGCGACGATAGTTCCCTCATGGACTCCGTTTGCCGGGACCTCGCGTTAGCGCAGCACGAGGTTAGCGATATAATAACAAAGCTACAGAACGCAAATACTCGCCAAGAGCTGTCGGATATATTCATTGATTTAGATATACCTGAAGACGACGCGATGTTTATGCGTGTATAAGTCTGTGGCATTTCGGCCGGCGCCAATAAATAAATTAAATAAATGGCTAATACTACGTCTCGCAAAGCAGCAATGAAACAAGCTAAACTGAGAGGCGCTAAGATACAAGCACGTCGCAATATTACACAGATGGATGCAACACCACGTATGGCATTCAGAAGTATGAAGAAACAGGTTTCTAGGAGTATGTCCAAGGCCAGTGCCGATTACGTCCGTTTACTTACGGACCCATGTAATGCGCCACTAGTACCCGGTATTTATCCTGGAAGCGGAGGGGGAATAGTCTCGAGATTTGAGACCGATTTCCTTATCGGAACTACCGCTACCGATACATGCGCCTCTTTTACGTGGGTCCCAGGTATGAATTTAACCTTCGCCCCATCTATCGCGTTACCTCTTGATTCTACTGCATTTACACCCGCCATCGGTGCGGTTGGGTCAATGCCGGGGTATAACTTCCTCAACACGGTAGCCGGATCATTCCGTGCTATATCAGCGTGTATGCAAGTAACATACCCTGGTTCCGAACTCGACCGATCCGGTATTATCTCACTTGGTATTCAAGACGGCGCATCAATAATACCTTTCCTGCCTACCACCCAGGGAGGTTCTGCCGTCGCCACGAACGTACAACAGTTGAGGTCGATGGCCCAGCACACGGAAAGAACTCCAGCTACTACTGCGGAGATCATCTGGATGCCGGGCGAATTTGATGGCCAAAACTTTTCGTACGGGCTCATTGGACCACCCCCTAAGTATCCGGGCCCTGGCGATGGCGTAATGTTTCAAGGCAGAAATGCCTTGGTATTTACTGCCGCCAGTTTACCGCTCGGTATAGGGGTTCGCCTACGATGCGTACTCGTATGCGAATGGACCCCTCGCGTCAACCAAGGAATCGTCGCATCTGTCAACCCGACGTACAGCGCGGAGACTGTTGCCGAAGTTCTGGCGAAGTTAGCACGTTCCAACCCTAATTGGTACATTCATGCTTCCAACATCGCCAGTTCCCTATACAGCAATCTCTCATCTCAGAGACGTCGCCAGCACTTCATCGATCTTTAATTTATCAAATTAGCGACTCCGTAAGTCCGACAACCACAGCCGCTCACTAAAGAAGACTTCGTTCTTCACCTTGTGAGTGTATATGAAC